AGCAATTTCTTCGCTCATTTTAATAATTGCTTTGCCTGCTGGATCGTGTGGAACGCCACCGTGGTCTACGTGTTGAGCCATGGCAAACGCACCTGCTGTGTGGATAAATGGATATTTGAAACGTTCGCCGTCGGCGTTTTGAATAAAGATAGATTTAATGTGTTTAGGTTGGCTACGAGCGCCTGCATAGGTTTCTTGGAAATCGTTGCTGTGACGAACAATAACTTCAGTACGGCCTGATGTAGCACGACTAGTTTTTTTGCTGCTCTTTGGACTCCAGCGTGATTCGTTCATAGTTGTCATATCTTGTCCTTTAGTTGGCTGTGTTGCGGCCAAATGTTGAAAATCGTTTTTATCTAAATTAGTTTTAGCAATGTCGCGTGTGTCAAAGCGTAGCAGTCTACGCATGGCAAATATACGCATTTCTCTTAAAAATTTATACCACTCTTGCTTGGCTGGATCATCTTGATTTTCTGTAATGCCTTGACTGTAATATACTTTAAGGATGCCAGGGTCGCCGATGCTAACACTAACACGGCCTAGATTGTTGCCTTCGATTACAAAGTCGAAATCGTAGAAACGAGCTTCTGCTGGGTCAATGGTAACAGCACCGGTAGAGTCGCCCATTTCTAAATTTTGAAAACGGCTACGAACTTTGTCGAAAAGGTCTTGAGAAATTATCTGAATTGCATTCATAATTACTATTTAGTAAGATCCGCTGACATAAATGGGCAAGGGCATTTCCCATTCGTCATCGCGCTCTTCACGCATTTTATCGTAGATAGCAGGATCCCAGTCTTGTAGTACCATGGCCATACGAACTGCTAACAACATAGCGCTGACCAAGTCATCGTGTTGTCCTACTTTGGCTTCAAAACTTAGACCCTTGGCGATGTAGGTCTTTAGTTCTGATATTAGTGCTTTAGAATTGATGTGTAATCTGCCACTTTCTACTAGGTGTTTTAACTTGGCACATCCGGATATTTTGGTGCTGCTGGTTGTATAGAATCCTTTACGATATCTACGAACGTGTCCCTTGCGTATAGGTTCACTGAGGAATAGTCCCGGAATACTTTCTTCACCTATTTCATTTATGGCCACTAGAGCAGCTTCACCTACAGCATTGTTTTCTACACTGTAGTAGAGGCTAGGTGTAATGCCTTTCTTGTTAAATTCGGCAGCAATGTGCTGGCATATATCTCGCAGTATACGCACCTGACCTTGAATAACAGTAAGATTGTGATGCCACTCGCCTACCTGAGTAAATGATGGAAGTTCTATGATCTGTATACCTGCAGGGTCGCCGCCGGTGCCTAGGCTAGGATCTAATGCCACAATGTAGGTATACTTTGGATTGATCTTTTTATACCAACGGCACTGCCCCATCTTCATAATAGGCTCAATGCCTTCTAGCGAGGCAAGACATATACTATTAATTAGAGTTTCATCAAAGATAATAAATTCACATTCGTGCTCTCGACGGAAGCGTTCATCTCCTACACGACTGCGTTCTTCGTTGGCCCATACTTCGTCGCGGTCAGGATGTTGGCTCCATACTGCCATATAGGGATAGAAACCATTCTTACCTAGTTCTGTAGAGTTGCCGTAATCGTCGATGCGCTTGTTGGCTTCTCTCCAGATCAAGGAAAATTGATCTTCGTCCGAGTTAGGTGTTGATGTAATAATGGCCTTACCACCTGTGGCCAGTGTAGGCGATATAGAAGTCCAGAACTCTGTGGCAATATTTGGCTCTACGTAGGCAAACTCATCGCAATAGAGTAGCGATACGGACATACCCCGGCCGGTAGTTTCTGTAGTTGTCTGCGCTACAATACGACTACCATTGTCAAACTCTATACTCTGCTTGTTATAACTGGTCACACCTGCTCGAATCCAATCGGGGCAGGTTTCATAGGCGTATCGCAGGCGCTGCATAATTTCTTGAGCACCTGTGTATTTGTGTGCGGAAATTAGAATAGTGCTGTCAGGAACAAACATAGCATACCACAACAAATATCCCACAGCAGTGGTAGTCTTACCCATCTGCCGCCCTAGCATATTAACACTGAATCGATGATCGTTATAACTTTGTAATAATTCCTGTTGGTAAGGAAACGCTTGATATTGTATCTTACCTTTAGTAGGGTGTTGAATAAAGAAATAGTTGTCAAGGAAAAATTTAGCCCCTGTGACAGGATCTTGACATTTTATTAAGTTAGCAATATCCTCCTCAGTAAACTTCTGAGTTGAATGTGCTGTTTTTATAAGTTTGCCATCGAGATTTTTACTTGCCATAATCTTATTTACTGAAAAAAATAGCCCCCGAAGGAGCTATTTGGATTAGTTGAATCAGCTTATGCGCCAAGGAATGCCTTGTATTCAGCCATCAAACGTTGTTCCATTGTGGCAACTGGTTGGTTGCGATCGCGTGGACGATTTTCATGGTCTTTAGGAACACTGCCACCTTGTGGTTGGTTTTCGTGGTTAGCATATTCTTCAGAATCAAACTGATTTTTATCGTTAGGGTTGTTAGGACTATTGTCCCATCCGCCCATTGCGCTTTCGTCTGTTTCTTCTTCCTCGCCATCGTGTTCTGGTTCGTCGGTTTCACCGCCTTCAGCACCGCCGTCGTGCATCTTGTCTAGCACAGCACGCATTTCTTCGCCAGCACTAGGAGTAGCACCGGTCATAGCAGGCTCAGCGGTCATAACTGCTGGCTCGTGTTCTACGCCCATGTGCTCGTCACCAACCTTTTGTACACCGGCTAATTGCATGATTGTAGCCAACATGCTGCTTAATTCTTCACCGCTGCCTGCGGTCATATTGATAGAAGCAGGAGTAGAAGGCTTTTCAATTGCCGGTTCGATGATAGCATCTGCCATCATACCGCCCACTGGAGGCATACCACATTCTTCAACAGATTGTGATTCTTTGATTACATTTGGATTGCCTGCATCTAATTCTGCTAGGCGTTTTAGTACGTCGATCATTTGCATATTATTTTCCGTTTCCTGCTTTAACCATATAGGTGCCTTCGCCCTTGGCAATAGGACTTGTATTGTTCTGTGGAGCTTCGATATTATATTTGGCCACACTTTCAGTTGGAATTTCTTCCCCGCGAGCTTTGCGTTCTAGTTTTAGCAAATCGTTTAATTCTTTAACAAAGCCACTATTGTATTTGTCACCGTAGTAGTCTTCAAATTTAGGATCACCTGCTTCAGCGTAGGTATTGTCATTTAACAATGCCCCTTCACGCTTGGCCACAGGTTCTTGATATTGTTCATAGGGTTCGCCGGGACGACGAACAACAAGATTTTGACGATTAACTTCTAGACCTTGTGTTAGGTATTCTGTAAGTTCTTGTTGGGTAGTTGGATAGTCAACTACAAATTCATAAATGTGTACTTCGCAGTTTTTAACTTGTGGAAAGTCTAATGGAAGTGCTTGGATAGGTGTAGTGCCTACCTTTTTAAATGTTTCAACTTGGAAACGGCTCAACATGGTCTGTAGTTTAGACTCTTGTTCAGCGGTAAAATCACCTGCTACTTTAACACGAAATTCATGTTTTTTAGCAGCAAAAGATTCGGAAAGATATTCTTTAAATGATTTAGTCATAGTGTATTATTTATTCAGATTCTTTAATTTCTCTAGGATGCTATTACGATCTGTAAGTATATATCCCTCGCCCTCTACAGGAGCTGTGCTGCTTTCGCCGTTCTTACGATCAATGGCCAGCTTCTTAAGTTGTAGATCAACCATCTTTAACTTTTTGTCAATCTTGTTGGTCTTGGCCTGTATAGCAGCATTCATCATTTGTGCTGCTACTTCAAACATACGAGCACCATAGCGTGCCTCGACATTCATACCTAGATCCATTAGATCGTCATAGGCCTGTTCAGCCTTGTTGGCCAATGCATCTAGTTCAGAGTCGCTGATATCGCCTAGGCCTTTTACACGGGGCAAGGCAGCAGAAATTTTGTCAAACTCTTCTAGGCGTTCTTCTAGGTTAATCACTGCGCCCATTTCAGGAGCGTCTTCAGGAGTTACTAGAGGTTCGTCTTGGTCGGGCAAGTTAAACACTTCGTTTAATTTTTTAGTCATACTCTTACTTATTTCTTTTTTCTGGGCGGGTTTGTATTAGCGAAAATATCGTGTTCGTTGATTATGCGGAACCTGATGCCCTGATTCTGGCACCATGCTGTTGCCGCTGCCCACTTGGCTTGATTTTTAATAAATTGTGCTTGGTTATAGGGATTCTTACCTACACGCTCTATCAGCATTTGACTAGCAGGTTTAATCTCAATCATTTCTACATGTTTTTTATTATTCTTATCTATATAGGATACTAGAAAGTCAGGAACATATACAGTTTGTTTGCCAGTGAGTGGATCACGATAGGGAATTTTAACTGGTTCACTGGCCCAAGATTCCACAGCAGGATTATTGTCACAGAACATACAGAAGGTCGTTTCCCACGAACTGCGGCAGTAGGGAGTTTTAGTACCTATGTACTTTTCGGGATTTTTAGGAGAGTAGGCTCCTTGAGCAAACTTGAGACTCATGCTAATATGTTTCTTGTAACAGCAGAGTAAGGATTAGAGGCTATTGTTGATCCTAGCATACTTGTTTTAAATCTGCTATGATTCATAATTTCAGCAATTAAATTTCCTAATTCAAGGTCTGTTAAGCCTTTGATATTATCTAATACCTGCATAGGGTTGTAGTTGCCTAACTGAGCCTGTTTCATTATTGCTGTGGCAATAGTTTCTGAACTTACTTGATCAAAACCTTTGCCGTTAAAAAATCCACGGATAGCATCAAATGTACCGGCATTTAACTGTATAGGTTTAATGTAATAATTATCAAATGCCTGTATAGTTGCATTAGCAGGTAGAGACTGGGGTAAATTGTTATAGGTAGACATATTAATTTAGTCGGATGGGTAACGCAGATATTGAGGGAATTTGCGGTATTACAGGTATATTTACACCCACCGGCGATGACGGTATTGGTGGAATTGGATATCCTACTGTAGGGCCGTTATATAATCCTTGTTGTAGAGCAGCAACTTTATTAATTTGACTTTGGCTTGGTCCTGTAAATTGATTCATATTGCCGGCTTTGGTAGAAAGAGATCCTGCACCGGGAGCAGCACCGATTGCAGAAGGATCATACATTCCTACAGACCCTGGCTGGTTATCGTAGTATGTTTGTTCAAATGCACCTGCTTGGTCGTCGTTGGCAATAACACCACTATTGTAAACAACATTTTCATAGTTTAGAACCATCTTACTCTTCAATGTTTTTAAGCCGTCCGATTGATCTAGACTATCATGGTCCCATTGAGTAACTAGCGGATTTATCAGTGTAAATTTTGTAAAATTCCCTTGATGTAAGGAATATATATCTACACTGTCAAATAATGGAGTTGTTTGTCCATTAGCAAGTCCGTATTGAACATATCCTTCACCAAACTTATTATCACTAAAATCGGCGCCGGTGTCTGCATAGTAGTATTGATAGTATGCTTTCCATAGTCCGTTCGTAATATCGCTATTATCGTCGTGAAATTCTATGCTGATAGGCTCGTAGGTTATTTTAGTTTGTATGTTAGTTTTTCTATTGTACTGATTTATAGTTTCTGTGGCAATTTTAAATTTAGGAAGGTCGATCATTTTTACTAATAGCCCAACTTCAGCGATAGAATTTACATTTTGATTAACTTTAAAAGAAACATAATACAGAAACCCTACTTTAGGTGCTCTAGCTAATTTATCGTTAATGTATAATTTAGTCGCATGGTCGTAGGTCTTAAAGATAAGCCCATCGCCGCCGCTGGTATAATAGTCGTTATAAGGATTGCCCATATCAATATTTATGCCATAAAAAAAGCCCAGTATTACTGGGCTTTTGAAGTAGTATAAAATTAACTACCAATAGAGTTAGTACCGTTAGTACGACCGACTGGTGCACCTAGTCCAATTAATCCACCACCAACAAACTGAGTTTGTACAGCGTTATCGTAACAAATAGTTAATTCCATTGTTAGTGGATCCGTTGCCTTGCTGTAGTCACCGCCATCATATGTGACGACTTTAATCCAGCAACCTTGCAATTCAAATGTTTCTAATGTGATAGGACCATAACTACCATTGCCACCGTCTAGAATTTCGATGTACATGGTAAACTTGTAGTCTTGGCCGGAACTTGCACTAGATTGCTCATAGAAATCAAACTGTGATTGCATTTGTTGACCAACTAGTGTAGTTACAGCATTGGTCATGTCGTCACGTAGTTTAAGTTTGATATCTTCAAATTTATGTCTGCCGGCTAATTTTACTGTGCTGTTATAAACATCTAATTTGATTTCTTCAAAACTTGGCTTTGGACGATCGACCATCATAACCTGTTTGGTCAATTCGGTAGTAGGGGCTCCACCTACACCAAAGTCAACTAGTGTAACGCGAAAGCGATACGCTAGTTTAGGCATCAACAACCCCTGGCTGCTGGCGCTGGCATCAGTATCTAATGGAACTGAAAATCTTGTTAAACTTGCGATTGGCATTTTATGCTCCTTATTCTTTTAATTATGCGCCTGAACCTGAAGATTGAGAGCCAAAGTTGCCAGACGAAATAGCACCTGTGTTCAATATTCTCAATGGAATGTAGATAAACTCTACAGCCTTAACTGGTTCGATAGCAATATCAACCCATAACTCGTTACGATCGATTCTTGCAGGTGTGTTATTGGTTGTATCACATACTACGACATAGTCATATAGAGCTCGTTGACTTACTAATTCTAACAATAAACTATTCACAGCCGCTGTAACTTCGTGGCGTGTTTGGGAATCGTTAGGTTCGAACAAGTAAGGTTTAGCCAACACTGCTAGTTGTCTACGTAGATAGCAAATCAATCTAGAAACATTAACACGGTCTAATGCACTTGCATTACTTGCACGAGTTTTTTGACCCATAACAGTTAAACCAACACCTGGTAGTGTGGCAATAGGATTAACTTCAACACTGCTTAACACATCACGTAGGCTTTGATATAAACTTGCTGTAACAAATTCACCAGTCATTGGATCGACATAACCTACAGAGCTAGCATTGTCCACAACACCGCGGCGTGTACCTGCTGGTGCAAACCATGGATAAGCAACATTGTCGTTGTTAACAATGGTACGCAAAATCATGTGGCTTGGCGGAACAACAATGTTGCGTCCTAGGTTGTCGTTAGTATAACCACTTGGATACCATACACCTAATTGCGAATCATTTGTAACTAATCCGTCATCACCATTATCTGTTGCTAGAGCAGCGTTGCTGCCCCAATGTTTCAAAGTAGTAGCATTATTAGTTAAACGGAACGGACTATCACCGACAACAAATGCTGTTAAGCCGACATCGGTATTGAACTCTACCATATTTTGGATAAGTTCAGGATAGCCAGGAGCAGCAATTAAGTTGAATGTTAATGTATCGCTATCACGAATAGCTGTATTAGCAGTAACTAATGCTTTTAGTGATTCAACAACTAGACTGCGTTGAGCTAAACGACCAAACGACCCAACACCGTGTGCATTGTTAGCACTTGTCGTTACCCAACGATCTTCAAAGTAACCACTCATAGACTCGCTTTCGTTGTAACGAGTATTATTGTCATTTTTGTTAATATATCCACGGATATATTTTTTAACATTGTAACCGCTACGGCGTGTATTCCATAGGCGTGTACCACGTGGATAGAATGCTGGATCTGGACAATCAAAATCAACAAAATCGCTGCTCAATAGTTCAACGACAGTTGCTGGATCAGCCATAGAGCCGGCAGTTCCCCAGCGAGCATCTGCAAACACCCAACCATTGGGGCTTGTATGATCTGTCACATCTTGTTTAACCCAACCAGCTGTGCCGACACCCAGTACCGAATTATAAACATAGATGTTTTGACCGTACTCATCTGGGTTAGAACTATCTACCCAGATATCGCCAGTGACTAAAGCAGTAATACCATCTGATTGTGTTAATGGAGCTAGTGCTGCAATGATAGGACCGTTAGGATCGGTACCTTCGAAGGCATTCATGTAGCCTCTCCATGCAGTACCGTCATTGTACATAATATCAACTGCATCGATGTTATTATCGTACCATAACTGACCATTTGCTGGTTTAGTTGAAGGAGCTGTAGGACGAGCTTCATAAACTAAAGGCTTCCAATTAGAAACTAAACCGGTATAGTTAGGGTGGTTACCACCGGATAATGTGTCAACATCAAGGTATGGAGCATAGTATACGTTTGGTGTAACATTTTGTTGTACTCCTAAAACATTAAAGAAATTACCGGCACTAGTACCGTCACAAATTTCAAAATCTCCACCCTTTTCGTGGGTAATAGTCAATTGGTTAATTGTAGAATTCCAGTTGGCTCTAATATTAACAAAGCTAGTATTACCGTTGATAGCTTCTGCTAACAATTGTCCTAGCGGAGTTGTTCCGTCCTTAGTAACTGAAACTGTTACTGTGTCTCCCCAAATACCGTTAGTTAGAGATTCTCTAATTTTAACTGTAGTTGTTCCTGTATAAGCAATTGCAGAAGATGTAATAGTTAATGTAGTAGGGCCAGAACGATAACGAGTCCATGCTTGGAAATCTGCTACAACAGGTTTTCCGCCTGCACCTGCTTTGTAGTTATAGTTAACAAATACAGATTTCAAAGCAATATTCAAACCACCACCTTTTGGATCTAGTGCACCAATTGCTGCAACTGTGCTGGTTGAGAATGTGGGTGTTGTCGAAGTCCAGGTTTTAGTAGTAGAACTATAAGACTTGAAGTCCCAGTTTGCGCCTTTACCTGGAGTAGTTGTTTTAACCCAAATACTGCCTGTAGGAGCGTTTAGCCCGCCGCCGTCGTTGGTAAAATCTGGGTATTGATAGTGAGGACTCATTGCTACACGCTTGCCGCCGTCAAAAGTATCTTGTACAACTACCCAGCCTCCGCCTGAAGAATAATAAAATAATTGATTTTCGTTAGCAGAAGTAGCTACTACTGCATAACTTCCAATAGAACCAAAAGAGTTAACAGGAGTGCCGCCTGAACAAATAGGAGCAGTCATGTAGGTGTCAGCATTGCTATCATCAATTACCAATGGTTTTACTACTGCAAATTCTCCAGTAGTTGCGTTCCATTCGTTGATACCGTATAATGTATCGCTGGTATCTAACCAATATGTTCCACACACTGCAGCACCTGTTGGGATATTTGCTTGAGGTTTTAGGCTACCTAGGTCAATATCAGCACGAACAACATATGCTTGGCTGCTAGCACCTAGCAAACTATAAGCTGCTTGTAAGCCGTATTCGTTAATTTCGCCGCCGTTAACTGGGTTGCCTTCGGCATCAGTTTCGAAGTATGGAACTCCAAATGTGTCAGTTAGATCACGTTGACTAGTGATAACCCAAACGCATCCTGCTTTGTCTGCCATTGTTCCTGCTGCAATTCCTGTACCGCTAGCATTGGTTTTATTTTCTGCTGTTGCTACGAAAATCATAGGAACAGTGCCAGGAGCTGCCGGTGTATAGAAACTTTGATCTATAACTGATACGCTTACGCCTGGTGATTGTAGTGATTGTGCCATCTTCAAAACTCCTTAATGGATTACTTTGTTTTATTTAGCAGAACATTGGGAAAACTACCTGTTGAATTAAATATAAAAGGGCAGTAAAAAGGGCACATATGAGAAAACTTTGTAAAGAATGTCGAGAACGACCAGTGGCTGTTAATTACTACAAAGAAGGGCAGGCGTTCTATAGATCAAAATGCGACCATTGTGCTAGGGGCGCAAAAGAAACAAGGCCTCTATGGGCCCTGTACGGATATAAGAAAAAATCAACCTGCGAAAAATGTAACTATACTTCTAAGCATCCTGAACAGTTTAATGTGTTTTATGTAGACGGCGATCTACAGAATCACCGTTATACAAATTTAAAAACCATCTGTGCTAACTGCCAACGCATACTACAGAAAGAAGGCGTCAAATGGCGTCAGGGAGATTTGAGGGCAGATTTTTAGGCTAGATCTAGAGCTACCTTTACAGGCAGTGTTAGTTCTCGAGTGGGCAGTAGTTGCTCTAGCTGATTGTATAGATCATCAATAGTAGAATCGTTTAGGACAACATGATCGATTTTACCACCGACCCAGCTAGTTTCGCTGGCATGGATTTTTAACTTTTCTAACTTGGCTACACTTAAGGCCCAAGATGCATTATTTTCCGGCCCGCGATTAACACTGGCTGCGGCTTCAAACCAAATCGGATCTTCTCCTCGTTTGATGCGAATAACTTGTCCGCCTGCATTGTGAATGGCCTTGATCTCATTGGGGAATCTAACATCACTAATAACAATATTGTCAGTGGTTTTACGCATCTTATTTTCCACAGATGCAATCCAAATATCGTCATGGAATCCATTGCGACAGACTTCTGTACCCCAATATTGTAGAACCCATCTTGGAGTAAGATGCGGCATGTTTAATCGCTTGGCCCACCACGAATCTACTTGTTCTCGCCACTCACGGGCTTCTTTGGTACGACCTTCTAGTAGAACTCGATCCCAACCAAATACATTAGCTACAGCATCTTTGAGTGTGTTGGCAAAACTGTCTCGTCTAAAACCATGTGAATTAACTAAAAAATCTGCGGCAGTGTCTTTACCGGCGCCAATTAGTCCTACAAATCCTACGATCATATATATATCTCCAGCGATATATAAGTTTATAACACTTTTATTACAAGAGTCAACAGGTATTTTAACCAGTTATCCAGGTCAATGGCATTCCGCCATCTTTGTAGTTGATTAGATCCTGTTCTAGGATTTCGATTTCAGCCTTGCCTTCGGCTTTGAGTGCAGCACCATTCAATTGTGTGCCGCCTTGGGGGCTGGTAATGGTGGCAAATTTCTCACGAGCTTCACCTAACATGATTTTACAGGTTGCTAGGGCATAGTCTTTTAACCATTGACCTGCTTGTGGATCTTGTAGTAGATTAAAATCAGGACGATGATTATACATCCAAACCAGTAATTCTTCTTCAGCTCTAGGACGCTGCATCACGGTTAACAATTTAGTGGTGTTGTTAAATGTAAAATTAACATCGCTACCAAACATTTTACCTACTTGCTTTTGATATCCTGCAAAAGCATAATATGTAGCCAATCCGCCCATATTGGTGCTGGCCAGCAAATAGGTGTTAGAATAGGCTAGGTTAAAGGGTTCAAATAATGAGCCGCCTTGACCACCGCCACTTCGTGATCCAATGCTGCGACGGAATAATTGTCTAACGCTCATTACTTCCTTGGGCATGTAATATTCGTTAGTGTCTACATCTAGTGTAATGAATCCGAAACTTTCCTCAACTGAATTACTACTGCGCTGACGAAATTTATTTAAAGCACGATCAATGGCAGTGGTGTAGTGAATAGGGTCGAGCTCAACATCTACGATACCCCCACCTAACATGGTCTGAATATATTCTATTACAACTTGGTATTGATTAGATTGGGGGTCTTTGGTTAGTGGGTTCATGCAAATATTTATATAAATAAGTGTAGTTCGCGGGCGTCCCTTCCCCAACTACTCTAACGCTTATAGGAGCATCAGCAATGTATTTACCGAACAAATATACCACCTGGTATAATCAAATTATAACATCGGCGCAACAAAGAATTAATCTTTCTGGCTATACAGAACGCCATCATATTATCCCCCGATGTCTAGGAGGATCAAATTACAAATTTAATTTAGTTAATTTATCTGCTAGAGAGCATTTTATTTGTCACTGGCTATTAACTAAAATGGTGCCTAACGAATATCAGAAAAAAATAGATCATGCTTTCTGGAGGATGTTAGTTAAAGGGTCTGACTATCAATATAGATATCGACCTAATTCGAGAACATACGAGTCTTTAAGGAAGAAATACGGAACTCTGCGAAAAGGAATTATTACTCCGGACTCTGTTAAAGAAAAAATTTCAAAAGCAAATAAGGGAAGTATCCCTTGGAATAAAGGTGTTCCGAGAACTGCTGAAGAGCGAGAGAAAATGTCTCGCAATAGAAAAAAAACTGCAGAAGAAGTGGGTGTTTGGAATCAGGGTAAACAACATTCTCCGGAAACCCTCATTAAAATAGCAACTCGAGCAAAATCTCGAACAAAATATACCTGTCCATATTGCAATAAAGAAGTTGCAGGTTCTAACTATTACAGATGGCACGGTAATAACTGCAGAAGTAATAGGCTATAAATACAGTTATCCTAGGAGAACTAAAATTCCACGTTTAAGCCTTTACCGTCCCGAGAAGGGAAATGACTTTAGATTCATTGATCGTGTAGTCAATGAACAATTTCAAGTCGGCGGGACTGATGTTTTTATACACCGATATCTAGGTCCTGTTGCTTCAACTGGCACCAACATCACTCCGACAACACCAGCAAACACAGCTACAAACGCCATTGCTGAATTAGGAATACAAGATGTTCTGTTTATGGAGAACAGAGATCGTAACTATGACCCTGATGTTTATGTTATTCGTGGCATTTATCAGATGCAGGATTTTGACTTTAATTTAAGCCAGTTTGGTATGTTCCTACAGAACGACACTATCATGTTGCATTTCCACTTACGATCTATTGTAGATTGTTTGACTAGAAAAATCATGGCTGGCGATGTTATAGAATTGCCACACTTAAAAGACGAATATGCCATGGATGACAATTATGTTGCACTTCGTCGCTTTTATGTAGTACAGGATGTTAGCCGTCCTACTAACGGATTCAGTCAAACTTGGTATCCACATTTGTTAAAAGCCAAATGTACACCACTAGTAGATAGTCAAGAGTTCAGTCAGATACTTGACAAAGATAGTGGCAACGGAGATGGCAGTACTCTGCGTGATTTATTAAGCACCTACAATCAGACTATTGCAATCAGTGATCAAATTGTAGAACAGGCAAATCTAGATGCACCATTGAGCGGCTACGATACTTATAGTTATTTTATTTTACCTACAAAGACTTCGGGGCTAGTAGATACACTAGATACTTCAAATGTCATAGACGACATTACCATGGACAGTATTGATTGTAGTATAGTATTACAAACACCTACTAACAATTTGTATGTAGCCTATGGTTCGGGCACAGATGCACCGCCAAATAGCATACCATTTAACATGGGCAATAGTTTCCCCAATGATCCTGCAGAAGGATTATTTTACCTGCGAACAGATTATATGCCACATGCACTATATAGATATAACGGTAAAAATTGGAAGTTATATCAGAAAGGTGTACGCATGACTATGAATCAGTTTGGTTCAGAGGATGTCGCCAGTGGACCATTTGCCGGACAACAAATTAGACAGAATCAAATATCTACATTTGTTAACAATAACAATACTGCTACCATTAATGGATCAGTTGTTCAAGAGCGTCAAGCATTGAGCAAGGCGTTGAAACCACGGGCGGATAATTAAAAATGGATTTTTTTTACGACGGTCAAGTACGCAGATACCTGACACAATTTATGAGGGCAATGAATAATTTTGCCTACCAAGACGGCAACGGTGGTCTACATCAGGTGCCGGTTATGTACGGGGATCCTAATCGCCAGGCCGCTAGTCTGTTGAAAAAGAACAGTGAAAATACCATTCCGTCAGCACCGTTTATTGCCTGCTATATTAAGGCACTGGACTATGATCAGAGTCGACTACAAGATCCTACTTATGTGGGCAAGGTACAGATTCGTGAGCGAGCCTACAATGAAACGACCGGCCAATACGAACACGTACAAGGTTCAGGATATACTGTAGAGCGTATTATGCCTGCTCCTTACAAGTTGACTTTTACAGCAGACATCTGGACCACAAACACTGAACAGAAATTACAAATCTTTGAACAAATTGCCTATCTGTTTAGACCTGCATTAGAATTACAAACCACAGACAATTACATAGATTGGACCAGTTTAACTGTGCTAACACTAACCAACACATTGTGGACCAGTAGACAAATTCCGCAGGGTACAGAACAGAATATTGATATTCTAACACTGACCTTTGAAACACCTATTTGGATCACACCTCCTGCCAAGGTTAAAAAGATGGGCATTATTACTAAAATCATTGCCAACATCTTTGCAGATACCCCGGGCACTATTGCCACCGATTTTAATGACCCTGATACTGTGTACAGCAACCTAGGAGAAATGGTTGGGCAGGTTGTAGTTACTCCCGGTGATTTTGAATTGCTAGTGCTAGATGGTGTAGGCGGATTATTGACCAACGAAATAGCCTCTGCTGCCAATGACGGCGAATTACCTGGTAATATTGTGTCGTGGTATAAACTAATTGATCTATATCCGGGTCAATTCCGCCCGGGATTGAGCCAAATACGATTACTTAAAGCTGATGGTAATGAAGTTGTGGCTTATATTACACTCGATACTTACGACGAAAAACGAATGATATTAACCTATGATGCAGATACTATCCCGGCTAATACAATCTTAACCAGTACTTTTAATTCTTCAGGGCGAGGTAATGTAGATGCTATTATTAATCCTGAAACATTCAATCCTAAGTCTCCCATTGCCGGTACTAGGTATCTAATTTTAGAAGACATTCCACCACTAGCACCTGCATGGCAGAATAGTGATAGCAGTCAATTCGTTGCTGTAGCCAATGACATCATAGAGTGGGACGGTAATTTCTGGAATATCATATTCGATTCTACGGTAGATCAACCTACTACATACATAACTAACTCATATACTAGCATTCAATACAAATGGGATGGTGCTAGTTGGAGTAAGAGTTATGAAGGAATCTATGACAAATTTAGCTGGCGTCTCATCTTATAATGATCAAATAATTTGCAGCGGCGGATTGTTTCTCGCAAAAGATACTCACAGGTTTTTATTTTTACTACGCACACAGGGTAAGACCGCAGGCACTTGGGGCCTAGTTGGCGGCAAGAAAGAACCCTCGGATGCTACACCCTACGATGCTCTAAATAGAGAAATTGCTGAAGAAGTAGGTAAGACTCCCACAATTAAGAAGACAATTCCCCTAGAGTTGTTTACCAGCAATGACCAAAACTTCCAATACAATACTTATGTACTGGTCGTTGATCGTGAATTTATCCCCACATTAAATGATGAACACTCGGGATATGCTTGGTGCGGATTTGACATGTGGCCAAAACCCTTGCACCAAGGTGTTAAGAACAGCTTTAACAACAAGGCTATTCGAGCTAAATTAGAACTACTTCTTGAATTAATTTAACCCAATAAAAAACCCGGACTAGTCCGGGTTTTGTTTTTATGGATAACCTACACAAGTTCCTGGGAATTGTCGTACATTACCCGGCCATACAATACGTATTGTACCTGTACTGCCCGGGCCGCCTCCAAATACACCAGTACCTCCGCCAGCACCACCGTTGCCGACGTTAAGGAAGTAGGTATTTTGTTGTATAACGGCCCAGTTATTGATATAGGCCAATGCACCGCCACCACCACCTGCACCGCCGGCAAATGTAGCAGTAAATGTACCACCGCCACCGCCACCGTATATACCACCATAGCCGATATTACCGCAAATAGCACATAGACCTTGTTGGCCACCAGCACCACCAGCACCACCGCCGCCATTAGAAGCAGTTGTTACGCCGCCGGCAACTAGGAAGTTATATGTGCTAGTACCATATATACCAACACCACCGCCACCACCGCCACGTGGGAAGTTAGTGGTTCTAACACCACCGCCGCCACCGCCGTAACCTGTACTAGAACCAGCAACAACAGAAGTACCAGTAGTACCAGTAGAGCCAGCGCCGCCTGCTGCAGTATAACCGCCTGCGCCACCACCGCCGCCGGCTAAGTTTGAACCAACTTGTCCATAACCGCCAACACCACCAGGGTATCCTGCACAATATGCACCGCTAGCAGTGCCGCCAAAGCCGCCGATAGAAGGAGAAGCACCCCAACCACCGCCACCACCGCCTTGAGCTAGTAGGACGGTACCAGTAATAAACCAGCTATTAGAACCAGTTGTGCCTATTGCTGTACCAGAACCACCGCCGCCACCGCCAATAGCCAATACGCTAACTGAACTAACGCCCCATGGCACAACCCAGCTATAAGACGAAGCAGTAGTAAACAATATACTACCATAAGTTGTAATAGTATTGCTTGAGGTTGTAGTAGTACCAGTTCCTAATGCATTTGTAGCATAAACTTGGAATCTATAGCTGGTTGATGAGCTTAAGCCAGTAACAACAATAGTACCACCGGAACTAGTATTTACGGTACCAACTAAACCACCGGGGTTACTAATAGCTGAGTAGCTTAGTACAGGAAAATTAGGGTTGGTATTTGTGGTTACAGCATATACAATAGTAGCACTGGTATAACCAGTAGCAGTTGCAGCAATAATTACAGGAGCATATGGAACTGTATATGTTGTTACAGTATTACTATATGAGCTAGTTGAACCATTACCAAAGACGTTAATAGCATATACGGTAAAGTTATAGTTTACACCTGGGTTTAGACCACTAACATTAATGGTACCGCCTGTACTTGTAAAGACTGTACCGATGCCACCTACTGGATTACTTAGTGCTACATATTCACTGATTGAAAATCCAGTAGCAGTGCTAGCAGCATAACCTACAATAGCAGTAGTCGGACCAGTTGCAGTAGCAATACCAATGATAGCTTGGGTAGGAGTACCAAATGTAAGTACCTGATTACTTTGTGAGCTGCTTGTACTATTGCCAATCGCATTTGTTGCAAACACTGAGAATGTATATGTGGCATTTGGCTGCAGACCGGAAACTGGAATTGTCGATGGTCCGCAGGTGTATACAATACCGTAGCCGCCTGAGGGATTACTCAATGCTGTATAAGAAGTAATAGTAAACCCGTTATTAGCACCTGGCGGAATATACGAAACAAATGCTGTAGTAGACGATGTACTAGCAACTGCCACGCCAATTGTTGGAGAGTTAGGAACACCGAATGTTGTAACTGTATTACTATACGAGCTAGTAGTACCGCTGCCGTACACATTTGAAGCATAGACATAGAAACGATATGCAGTATCAGGGTTTAGACCACTAACACTAATCACGCCGGAACCAGTTGTTGCCAATATACCTGCACCACCTGCTGGAATACTAAGAGCAGTATAGTAAGATATGGTAAATCCTGTAGCAGTACTTGCAATATATCCTACATTGGCAGTACTAGCACCAGTAGCTGTTGCAATGGTTAAAATCGGAGCACTAGGAACACCAAAGGTAGTTACTGTAGTACTAGGAGAGCTAGTTGTACTATTACCAACTGCATTTGTTGCATAAACAGAGAATGAATATGGAGTGTTTGGTTGTAGTCCAGATACGGTAATAACGCCACTACCGCAAGTATTAATAGTACCAATGCCGCCGCCGGGGGTGCTATATGCAGTATAAGAAGTTATTGGATATCCATTGTTGTTAATTGGAGCAATATATCCAACCAGTGCTTGAGTATTACCGTATGTGGCAGTTACTGCTGCAATAGTTGGGCGTCCAGGAACACCGAATGTGGTAACAGTATTGCTTACTGCAACACTTGTACCTGTACCGTAGATGTTTGTAGCATAAACATAGAAAGAATAAATGTTGTTTGGATATAATCCGTTAACAGTAATAACCCCAGAAGTTGAAGTAAGAACTGTACCTACCCCTGCTGGCGGTATACTAACTGCTGTATAGGATGTAATGGTGAATCCAGAAGCTGTGCTAGCAAAATAACCAACTACCGCAGTACTTGCACCAGTAGCTGTTGCTACACTTACTACCGGAGGAGTCGGTGCACCAAATAATGTAACAGTATTACTATAGTTACTGGTTGTACTAACACCTGCTTGGTTTGTAGCATACACAGCAAAGCTATAGGGAACACCTGGAGTTAATCCTACTACGTTTATAGTACCTGCACACCCACTTGCAACACCGTAACCGCCTGCTGGGCTAGTTACTGCTGTATACCCAGTAATTGGATACCCGTTTGTTCTGGGTGGGGGACTAAATGTTACTACTGCAGTACCTGCAGGTCCGCCAACTGCTGAACCTATAATAGGTGCTGCAGGTCCACCGTATGTTTGAACCGGTGTACTAAATGTACTAGTTGTACTATTGCCATATAGGTTACTGGCATATACGTAGAATGTATATGTGCTGTTGGCTGTTAGGCCGGAAACAACGATACTTTGCTGAGATGCATTACTGCAAGGTGTTATAGATCCTGCTCCAATTAATGCACCAGCATTTGCTATAACAGGTAATCCAACAGCAGTATATTGTGTAATAGTAGAACCAGTTGCTGTACTAGCATTAAATGTAACTATGGCTGAGTTAGCAGATAGTGGAGCTGCTGAAACAATTACTGGACGAGTTGCTGTAGTAATCATACTAACAGTAGTACTTACACTACTGGTACTACCATTACCGGCAGCATTGGTAGCATATACATAGAATTGATATGAAGGGCTAAACAACGGCAACCCTGTTACAGTAATTACACCGCTACCGCAAGTGTTGATAGTTCCGACGCCGCCAGCAGGTACACTTAGAGCGGTATATGATATTATAACTGATCCGCTGTTAGCCGGAGCTGTATAACCAACTAGTGCAGTAGTAGCACCAGTGGCAGTCACTGCAGTGATAATCGGAGCTAATGGACGACCAAATGTTGTAACACTGTTACTCCAAGAACTTGTAGAGCTAGCACCGTATTGATTAGTAGCATATACTGCAAATTGATATGATGTGCCTGGAATCAAATTACTAACCGAAATAACACCAGAAGTTGAGGTGTTAAGGTATCCAAATCCGCCCGATGGGCTTGTAATAACATTATATGATGTTATTGGGCCGCCTGTGGCTGTACTAGCAATATATCCAACTAGTGCAGAGCTAATACCAGTTGCAGTGGCCACTGTGATGATAGGAGGAGTTGCTGTACTGAATGTAGTAACTGTACTTAGGAATGGACTTAAACCACTATTGCCGACAGAGTTAGTAGCATAAGCGTAGAAACTATATGTACTGGCAGCAGCTAGGCCTGTGACTGTAATAGGTACTGCACAAATACCGCAATAGGTTAATGTACCTTGACCGGCACCGGGATTGGTCAGCACTGTATAGGTAATGGGGCCGCCGCCACCGTTATATGCACCAGGACGAACAACGACTGTAGCCGAAATAGCATTGGTCACAGTTGATACAAAGATTGTCGGAGTAAAAGGAACTGTCCAGGTTGATGTGTTATTGCTATTGGCACTGATTGCGCTGTTACCCATTACATTGGTAGCATACGCATAAAAGTTATAGACAGTATTTGCACTCAGGCCAGTGACGCTGATAATACCACTTCCGCAAGTGTTAATTCTACCCACAGCACCGCCGGGATTACTACCTATGTTATACCCAGTAATAGGAGCTCCGCCGCTGCTGGTACTTGCTGTATAACCTACAATGGCAGTAGTACCGCCTGTAGCAGTAGCAACACCGATAACAGGAGTACTAGGCACATTGACTGTGGTAAATGGAATACTGGCTGCACTAGGAAGACCATTACCACCAAAAGAGCTAGCATACACGGTTACTGTGTATGTAGTATTTGGACGCAGATTATTAATAACAATAGTACCAGTACTGGCAGACGCATTAGCAACTACCGAAGCTGCATTACCGCCCGGAGTTACCACTGCTGTGTAAGATGTGACGGTATAAAATACCCCAGCAGTAGCAGTACTATATGTAACAATAACCGAACTATAGTTTGTCAATGTTACTGCTAGCACAGTAGCAGTTGACGGCGCAAATAAAGGGGTACAAGCTATACACGATGCAGATACGCAAGACGTTGGGAATAGACGACTCTGTCCCGGCCATACAATACGAACAACACCACTGCCGCCTTGTCCGCCAGCAACAGTGCCAGTTCCTGCTGCACCACCAGCACCAACTACAACTGTATAACCGTTGCCAGGAATAACAGGATAGTTGTTAAGATAGGCCAATGTCCCGCCAGCACCGCCAAAGCTAGATGCTGACCCACCACCGCCGCCAAACAATCCGCCTTGACCGCCCGATGTTGTTCCATTACACCCTGCGACACCACGAGATCCACCAGCACCGCCCTGGCCGTATGTATTAAAGCTAGGACCAGCCTGACCAGTACAACCACGACCGTATATACCAACCCCACCGCCACCTGCACCAGTTCTAGGAATACCTAATTTAGCACCACCACCTCCGCCTGCACCACTGCCCGGAACAGCACAAGTAACTAGTGTGCTAGTAGTACCAGAACTACCAGTGGCACTATAACCGCCTGCACCACCGCCACCACCAGCTAAACTTGTACCAGTTGTACCAGTAGCACCACCACCGAGGCCGC